TTGGTTTAGCGACTACTGGAGGAGTAGCCGCTCTCATCTTCTTCTTTGCGAAGAGCTACATTATCAAGGCTTAAGCCTGCATCATGTTGTTATAGATAGAGTTATCTATACCACTGAAGTACGTAAGTAAAGCACCGCCAATGAAAGCGGTAGCTAAAACACCGTTCAACTCCAAATGCTTCCTTCTATCACTCTTATGAAAATTCTTGACAGTATCCTTAGAACGCTTCCACCATTCGTTAATAGCGAAGGTGATGATAAGCGCGAAAAGGGTCGCCATAGCAAAGAAAGAGCGATCGACTGCGAGACGGGGAATATCACCAACAATGGCACGAGCGGCGTTTGGAATAATAACGGTTAAGAAGATTAGGTTTGCGTAGTAGTTATCAGTGTGCTTGGGGACTTGTGTAACCGCATAGAACACAACCCACGAAAAAATCGCTGCTAACATATCATTAACAGGAGTTTGCATTTATCTTATTACGAGATTTTATTTATCCTGAATGTATTGACCGCAGAATTTGGTCTTGTCTGGTAATCTAGTATAAATTCCTATAGATTCACATATCCCCCTTAACTCCATGAAGTTATTCCAGAAGTTTTCAGAATGTGTCCATTCGGGCACCGTACTGTGCGCAAGCTCGTGAATCAACACATGCATAATCTCATTCACTTCACCATCTATACATATGGTTATGTCCGCCCCTTTGTTGACATTGTAACCCACAGTTCCTGACATCTTCCTCAGTGCTGTCAAGGGAATTGGGTGTATCAATACACGAAACTTTTCATTGTTCGTTTTCTCAATATGTTCTCTGAGAATTTTGTACCTCTTTTTCACTTCTGTGAAATTCTCTGGTTCACGTATCATGAAAAGTATGATCAGGTTGATCACGATCAATACTAGAAAGGGTATCATCTAGTATAGGCAAAGATAAATTTACTGTACAACTCTGAGATTGGGTTACCTCGAAGACCCTCCCAAAGTTGTAATTTAAAACCAAGCTCCTCTAGGTGTGTAACCAATAGGTCTTTATACCCAACCGGTTCCGACTTGGGTCCTTCTGCGTAATATGGGGTATCTGTCAGGTGTACAAACAACTTCTCACCAAATCCACCATTCCCATGATCTTTGAGTTTGAAGAAGTTTCCCATGTCATCCTGTAATGGTGTTTTGAATATGATCTTTTCTGAATCTGGGATGATACCAATCAAAAGTCCACCTGGTTTTACGCGTTTTCGGATTTCATGGATTGAACTGAAGAAGAGATCCCTAGTCTTGAAGATGTAATGTAACGAGAAGTTGAAACAGACAACATCAAATTTTCGCTTTGGACAATTGTGTATGTCACCCTCGTAAAAATTCACCCGCATGTGCATATTTTTTGCCCTAGACTTGGCTTCAACGAGAGCCGTGGGTTCTGGGTCACACATATTGATATTGGCTCCACACTTGTGCCACTTCTGTAAATCACCCCCAAAACCACACCCGACATCAAGAATGTGCTGACTACTCTTTGTTACACTCTGGATAAGCTCCCTCTTGGCGTCATTGTGATTTTTACGAATCTCTTCCATAATTCATGATAGTTTCATATCTTTAATTCTCTACTTAGGGCTTAAAGTTTACAAACGTTCAAAAGCTATAATGTCTCTTGAACAAGATTATACAACTGTACCTGGTCAGGTTTTCGCTTGCCTTTCTATCGTTGGACCGGAATGCCCTCAGAAGAATGACAAGTTTGGTATCAAGATCCGAGGAACTTTCGCGAACCGCGATGAAGCTGCGAACCACGCCAAGCGTCTGCAGAAGGAGGATCCCACGTTCGACATCTACGTCGTTGACATGTACAAGTGGCTTCTCATTCCACCCGACTCTTCTAAGATTGAGGATGTTCACTATACCAATGATAAACTTGAGGAGATCATGACTGGTTACAAGGAGAATCAGGCTCAGGCTGCTCGTATGTTTAACGAACGTAAACAGGGTATGGTTGACAAGAGTGGCTTTGCCCCTGGTGATGACAACTCCACCTTCTACACGAAACCCGATGAGGCTCCCATCTCTCACCCAGCTGAGGTTCTAGAGCGTCTCAAGAAGGAGAAGCCTGATGCCAATATGGAGGATCTCGTCAAGGAGGCTGATGAGATTGTTAACCAAGAGATGAAGGACCGTCAGAAGCAGCGTGAGGAAGCTGCTGCTTCTACTGAGGCTACGATTGAGGAATCCAAGGATGAAGGCGAGCCCGAAGTTTCTTCCAAGTAAATAATTTTCATAACTAATACTAAATGATTGGTACGATCGTAACAATCATTCTCGTCAGTGCTTTCTTTATTTTGTTTTTTGAGGGGATGACCCCAGAAAACAAAAAGGAGAAGAAAAAGGTTAAGGAACCTGAAGCCAGTACTACTGCTGGTTTTATTAAGGATACGTACAGGGATCCTTTTATTAATCATTTCATACCTCCAAAAGTTGGTAATATAGGAAAGTTTGTTCCATTCTCAAGTGTACCTGAGGATAACTGGCTGCATGGTTTTCCCCATAAAAAAGCCAAGTAAAAATACAGCAAACGCTATGATCCAAGTTGATTTATCAACATTCTTGAATAAATCAAAAGATTCCTGACCTTGATAAGGTGGTGGGGGTTGTGGATATTCAGACGGATGAAAGTAATACTCCTCGGAGTGTTTCTCGTTACTTTCATCTTTCTCCTCTGGAACTTCTTGAAGAACGGGGTTATATTCAATGGGGTTACCAATATCAGTTTCCATTTTCTAATATATAAACGGTTTTTTTTAAGCACTTTCTTCCTCACTTTCACTTTCATCATCTACCACAAAGTCTTTGAGATTACCATTTTCGTCTGCGTCTTCCTCATATTCCTCTTCACTATCCTCGTCGTATAATTCATCATCTGTGTCCAATTCGGAATCTATGTCAGTATCATGTTCATCCGTACCATAATCATCTTCTAAAACACTTTCCGTGGGCTGGAATAGAGTAGGTTTCTTTATATGTCTTCCTGAACGGGTACGAGTAACTATAACCATTTACTAGTACTCCGTATTATTGTTTAAGTAGTTTTACGAGATTGTTATCGATAATTTGATGTGTTCTAGCCATATTCTTCTTGCCTTTACAAATCGGGCATTTTTGTGTTATTTTATTACCCTTGATGATATAAGACATCACGTGATCCGTATGCTCTCCCTTGATAGATTCACAATACATTGAAGTTGTGAGGGCTACGTATTCAGTTTTGTTTCTCTTGACACTTACAATTGTAGTGTCCAACTGGTTATCCATAAATTTCCGAACAAACCTCTGTAATAGGGGTCTTATCTCCGTCTGTTTAGGTTGAGGTTTTTCAACGAATTTCTTGATTTCTGGGCAATTTTGGATTTCTTCCTTTTTGGGATACAACTTATTGATTATTGGACTCGGTAGTTCATGGCGACGACCACAGAAGTCTTTACAGAAACCATCTTTCCGTCCCCTGAGAGTTTCACAACGACAAAAACACTTCTGTATGATGAGTTTACCACTGATGATGAACCAGACGTGGTTTGAGTTGTGCTCTCTTCTCAGATTTTCACAATAGTTTGAATTCGTTGCGGCTAGGAATGTATTTTTGTGTTTGAAAACTTTAGTAATGTAAGCAGTGGATTGCCCCTCGAGATTCTTCTGAACAAAAGACTGTATCATGTATTTGAGTTCTTCATCCTGAAGTTCATCCTTAATTTCATCTTCAGTAAATGCACCCTCCCTCATAGGGACAGAAGGTGGTTTAACAAATGTAGTCTGAGGAGCATCTGTGCGAACCGCAGACATCTTTAGGACTTTGACATCTGGTGTTGGTGGTACACGAATAATTGTACTCAACGGCTCCGGTGTATACATGAAAACTGGAAGATAGGCCAATTGGTTCACTTTACCGTTTTCACAACCAGAACATCCCTGTCCACCACATGCGTCGTGTTTAGCTTTCTTATACGACCATGGCATCCTAAATCCACTTCCCTTTGTCCTTCTCTGAAGATCGCCATACACAGATGAATCCACGATATCATTCCAGTCATATGAACCCTTAGCCTTGGATAGCGCCACGAGGACATGATCTCTCAAAGCAATCGCAGAGCTTTGATCTACAACGAAGTCTGGCCAGTTCAGGTGTACCCCAGTCTTAATTAAGTCACCCACACTCTTTGGAGGTGACACAGATATGAGACAATTTTTGCCACCATGGCGTTTCACCTTGTCACATATGACTTTACATATGGACTTGATCTCCTCAATTGAGAGTGACTCATTGTCCTTGTAATCAATGTCTATGAAGAAGTTATAGGTTGGAGTCTTTTGTTCCACGACGAACAACTTTTCATTCGTACCGATAGCTTCTATGTATCTTTCATAGAATTCGTTCAATCTATCAAATGGCACAGAGAGTTTTCCTCCGTCCATGAGCACATGTGATAGATTGGATGCATTATCAAATTTTTGAGACGCACACCAACTCTTAAACATATCCATTTATTGGTCGTCATCTCTAAACCACTTCATAAATGAAACATCTTGGTATACTTTTTTTTCTGCTAAATCCTTCTTTATAACTAGAAGTTCATACACAGTTTTATCCTTGTTATCTTCTTTCCACTGAACAATTTCATCTTCACACATTCCTCTATTCTTATCGAGTAACTCTCCGATCTGGTGTAAGATGAAAGCCTTGGACTTCATTATTTTATAGAGAAGGTTTTTCTATTGTGAGAACTTATGCAAGAGTAGAACTCCGGATTTTTAATCACGTTGTCCACTATCAATTTCCAACGTTTACGTGAATTGTATTCTTCTAGAGTATCAAAACTCATAAAGTCATTCTCGTCATACGTTTTCTTATACGGTTGGTGGAGTGCCTTCTTTACTGATGTTTTTTGCTTTTCTTCATAGAATCTTCGTACGAATTCATTTTGCTGAGACCTGGTGTAGTTGACGAAGAATATAAAGACGTTATATTCCAAATCAACTGTGGGACTCTCTTTATGTATAAACTTAAACTCGGTATACTGTCCATTTTTTAGTGATATAACCCCCCTAGTCTCTTCTTCCAGTTCTCTAAGAGCACAACGAATCGGGTTGTAAATTTCTCGTCTTCTACATCCTCCTGTGACAAATATCCATTCCTTGAATCTCCAATCTCTCACAGTGAGGAATCTCGGCTTGCCGTCGACAAAGCTAACCGGTATTGCAATCGCCTTGTACTTTTTCATTGCTCATTCGCAAGTTATAATATGCGGATATGTTTATTCAATCATTTTTTCCTCTTCTGGGGTCATTTCCGACAAATTATCGTCATTCCCGTCTCCATCGATGGAATTAAGCTTTTCCATGACATCCTCTGAGAAATCACGAAGCTCGTAGAGTTCCTCACGAGTCTTATTAAGCTCTCGAAGTAGGAAAATAACACCTACAACACATACTGCTGTGGCGATCATCATGACATTTTCGTGATTAAGGGGGATCATATACTTGTCTATCCCTTTTTCTTTTTAAGTAATTACACCCATCTTAGTCCTACCTTGGGGTGAACATTCATACGGTGTCTGAGCGAATTGGACGGCTTCGTAATGCGCATTTTCACAAGATTTACTGGTCGACGGTGTCTTGGGTTGACCGATAAACGTTTCGAGTGTCCTGGATTTAGGATCGTACGTCAATACAAAAACGATGGCGAGTAGGAAAATAAGGTCCCACATTTACTATTTAGTTAGAATATAAAAGGCCTCCCAT